CCAGTAAACGTAGGGCTTGCAAGTGGGGCAGCACCAGACACTTCCGATACATCTACTGTACCATCTGCCAGTGGGCTGCCGTCTGATATAAAGTCGGCTAAAACTCTCGCTTTTGTCATTGTACGTGTCTCCATGATTTACCTGTCCAGATGGCAGACACACTGCCTTGAGAAATAGACAGTTCTCTTGCTAATGCTCTAGAGGACTTTTCGCCCTTCATTGAACGGATGTACCGCACAGCCTCTTCCGTGATCTTAGCCCACGAACAGCCTTCACCCTTTACCCGTTCCCCTTTGAAATTAGCAGCAAGGAAATTATGGGTGCCGTGTTGCAGGGAATCTTTAGTATTGTCCGAACTTGTTCCGTAATAGAGGTTCTCAAAACCGTTATTATCTTTGTTGCCATCAAGGTGGCATACCTCTGCGCCTTCAGGACGTTCACCTAAAAAGGAAAGTGCCACGAGCGTATGGATTAGATAGTTCTTGGCTTTACCATCTTTTGTTAGAGTGACACGCTTATATCCCTGCTTGTCAGTATGCTTTGCACGGATACCGCCAGCACTACCCTGTCTGCGAATAGCGGCGATCTCACCAGATGCACTTATTCGGTAAAGACCTTCATAGTCTGGTATATCAACCCACCGTGCTTTGGTCATGCGTCAGTTTCCTCTAACTTAATAAGATGTATGGCAGTACAACTGCACCACCTAAGATTGTTACTACGGCGTCCCATACATCTGGTGTGCCTCGCCCAGTGGCGTCATATAGTTCCTTACCCACAGCAGCTACGACACATAGCACTAAGCCAAGCACAGGGTTTGCATACAGGGTTACTGTACTTGCTATTGCGGCACCTGCTAGGAAGTGTGCTTGTTTATCTATGGGTATGTTTTTCATTCAGCAGCTTGTGCAGAGACATGTGCAGCGTAGGCATCTTTTTGAACTTGCGTATTTACCGCATTGCAAACAGCTTGAACTGTTGCGTGTTCCTCATCTATTACATCCGTAGGTGCAATTACTTTGCGGAACTTAGCTCTACTTATTTCTACATTGTTATCGTAAACAATAGTAGAAGTTTCTAGCTGTATTAAAAACCAATCTTCTCTAGGCTTTACCTCAATACTCGTCGGCTGTGTTGTTTTTGTTAAAGACATAAAGACCTCCTATGATGTCATATACACTTGATTGTTAAATTGTATTCTACCGGTATTCCCCCAATGACTACCTGTCATATGATCTGCTCCATTATATGCGTGGCGAAAGAATGGATGTCGTCCCGCTCCGGGGGTCATTGAAATACTTGGATAGCCATCTTCCCACATATTTAATGACGTATCCCATGTAGAAATTATTAAATCAGAGCTGTTCTGCCCACCATAATTTCTAGGGGTAAAAGGAAGGTTTATATAAGTTGGACTTCCTCCCAATATTGAAGATGCATTTCCTAATTGTGCTTGCCCATGAAGAGTGACAAGATCACCTACTCTAATATAACCTACAGTTCCTCCACCTACGGATGTACCTCCACTAGCGGAATTATATAAATAGACCTGCCATTCGCCTTCTTCATAATGTCCCATAGTATCGCTGTTTAAAACAAGCCCAGATGGCCCTAATGAAAATGCCATTACTTAGCCTCCAATTCTGCGACACGTTCTTTCAGTGCCGTTATCTCTTTCATCGCATCCTGCAATGCTGCCACTAGGACAGGCGTGATGCGTCCGTAATCCATAGACATCATCTCTTCGCCATCAGGATCACCTGATACTGCCTCTGGGACGATCTCCTGCATTTCCTGTGCGATAAAGCCGTGAACGGCTGGAGCTTCAGGATCAGCTTTCCATGTGTGAGTAACAGGGTTCATCGCCATGAGCTTATCGGTGCCATCAGTGATGGTTTCGATGTTGTCTTTTAGGCGGGCGTCTGATGTGGTGTTGTAGGTTGTGCCAGATGATGAAGCCGTGATACCACCAACCTTACTATTACTATAATAAAACCCTGCAATGTTGCCGCCAACATCTCGTACATTCAGGGCACTATCAGGAGACGTACAATCCCCTATTGATATGAACCCACTACCACTTGGAACACCCACTTTAATTCCGGGTATAGAAGTTACATTGGAGTACCCTTGTGCATTACCAACACTAATTACACTGGTACTTGCATCCAAAAAGAACATATGACTGTAGGCGTCACTCTCAACACGGAAGTCTAGGTCTGCGCCACCCTCATTTATCGTAACGCCAACATCATTTGTCATACGGATTTGTTGTACATAACCATTATCCGCCGTATTAGGCTGATAAAATGACATATTACCCCGAAACAACATTTCTCCACCAGTGCCCGTGAAAGCACCAGATGGGTTGCTACTTGGGTCATACCCTATAGAGACAGTGCCTTGAGTATTGCCATCGCCTAGCATTGTTACAGCATAAGTACCTACGGAATAACCAAATGCAGTAGGTCGCATCATGGAGGCTGTTTTATAACCACTTTGTTTACGTCCACGAATACCCGTTAGACCCGCAATATTTAACTGGCCCCCAAGATTCCCAGCGTTTTGTATACCAACATAATTTCCCCCACCATCAACTGTAAGCATACTGGAGTAGCTGTCACTCTCAACACGGAAGTCTAGGTCTTCACCTTGTTCATTGAAAACCGTGCCGCCACCTGCATCAATACGTGAGTAAAGCTGCCCCTGACCATTGAAAATATCAAAGCGAGGGGCGTAGTTTCCTGACGCACTTGCCAACAATTCCATGACAGGGACAGAAGCAGTTCTGGTCTGAAATTTGATGTAGTTACTCGCCCATGTAACTGTCGGGTCTGTGCCAAGGGCCACAGTATTCACATTAGCAGTGCCAGAGAGGTGCAGGTCTTTGAAGCGTCTATTAGATGCGCCTAAATCAGTAGAGTTATCTGCCAATGCCCCGTTATAACGTGGTAGAACACCAGAGCCAGACATATAAATACCTGCTCTAGCCCCGCCACCATCCATATAGATGGTAACACCTGCATCACTCCCAATACTCCCCGCAGGGGTGCCGTCTTTGCGGAACTGCAAGATGTCGCCATCTGATGTCAGGCGGTTAAGATACTGGACTACGCCTCCATCACGGGCGATCTGCAAATTACTTCCAAAAGTCAGACCTGTTTCAGAAGATTGGTTGTACAGGCCAAGTGTAGTAGTACCTACTAAAAAATTTCCTGACGCATCAAACCGCCCAACAGGAGAGTTATTAGTGCTGAATATCAACTCGCCTGATCGGAGTGCCTTTAGGTTTACGTTATTTGTGCTTGTGCCTTCAGATGAAAACTCTGCAAGCACGGAACCCGCACCATTGTCCAGAATGAACTTCGGGTCAGTCGAACCAACAGTAAAATCATTTCCAATGTAAGTTGTCGTAGTTCCAACACTGACACGGTTTGTTGATCCGTCTACCTTAAAGGTATTTCCATCCACAGTAAGACCAGTAGTCGTAAGCGCACCCGTCATAGTATCACCAGCTACTTCAACGTAACGAGCATCAGCCTGTGTCTTAGTATAGTGGTCTGCTAGGGTGAACGTACCGTAAGCTACAACATCAACAATGTCATTCACTGCTGCGCCTGTAGTCAGTACTACAGATGTACCGTTAGTAGCTGTGAAGTCAGTGCCATCTACCAGCTTAACGCCGTTCAGGTACACATCAACGTAGCCTGCATCGTAAGTAGCAGCAAAGACTGTCTGACCTGCGCTTGCAGTGTAAGTAACACGATCAGATGTACCGTTCACAGATGAACCCGCAGGAACCCAGCCAGAGCCACCATAGACGTACATGATGTTTGCAGTGCTATTGAAGTACAGCGCACCAGACAACAGTGCATTACCGTCATTGTCTACAGTAGGTGCAGATGCTTTCGAGCCAAGGTAACGATCATCAAACTGGTCATACAGACTTTGTACAGACGATAGATCGGCAGCCGCAGATGAAGCTGAGTTAGCAGCATTAGTTTCGCTGGTTGCAGCATTGCTTTCAGATGTAGCAGCAGCAGATGCACTTGCAGCAGCAGCCGTAGCTGAACCAAGAATACCATCTACATAAGACTTGTTAGTGGCATGGTCATTAGCTGTTGGTGTAGCCAAGCCTGTGATGTTGTTGGAACCCATTGCAAGGTTGCCAGACATGCTATCGCCAGACTTAGTGACCTGCAGACCGTCTTGTTGATCAACGTAAGCCTTGGTAGCAGCATCCTGTGCAGCAGTAGGATCAGTAACACCAGTTACCTTATTCCCACCCATAGCAATAGCGCCAGACATTGTACCGCCTGCCAATGGCAGCTTAGTCGCAATGCTGTTCGTGATGGTTGTAGAGAAGTTAGGATCATCGTTAAGCGCAGCCGCTAGTTCGTTCAACGTATCCAATGTGCCTGGAGCAGCATCTACCAGATCAGCAACAGACGTATCGACGTAGCCTTTCGTGGCTGCATCGTTAGCATTCGTTGGAGTAGTAAGATTAGTAATGGTAGCAGTTGTACCAGCATTCATGTTCAACGTGCCATCGATGGTTACGTTGTTGAATGTGGATGTACCTGCCGATGTTACGTTACCTGTTAGATCACCCGTGACGTTGCCTGTGATTGCGCCAGTAACATTACCAGTTACGTTACCCGTTACATCGCCAGTAAGATCACCTGTGATACCGCCTGTGGCTGATACTGTAGTGAATGCACCAGAAGAGGCTGTAGTTGAACCAATAGCTGTACCGTCGATAGTACCGCCGTTGATGTCAGCAGTGGCTAGTGTAGCATTGCCTGTAGACTGCAACGTGCTGAACTTACCCGACGTATGGCTGGTAGCACCGATTGTAGCGCCATCAATAGAGCCACCGTTAATGTCAGCAGATGCTAGTGTAGCCTGACCAGATGTAGAGATGGTTGTGAAAGCGCCTGTAGACGGTGTTGTAGCACCGATTGTAGCGTTATCTACTGTACCGCCGTTAATGTCGGCTGTAGCCGCTGTGAGGCTTGTATTGGCTGTCAGGTTAGTGAACGTACCAGCAGCAGGAGTAGACGCACCGATAGTAGTACCATCCATCGCACCAGAGTTAATATCACCTGATGTGATTGTAGTGGTGCCTGTAGCGTCTAGGTTGTTAAAGGTAGAAGTACCCGAAGACGTAATATCCCCAGTAACATCGCCTGTGAGATCACCTGTTACGTTTCCAGTTACATTCCCCGTCAGGTCACCTGTTACGTTGCCTGTCAGAGCGCCTGTGAAGCCAGCCGAAGCTGCTACGGTTGTAGCGTTAATTGCGTTTGAGGTAACGGTGCCTGTGAATGTGGAGGTGCCTGTAACCGCAAGTGTAGAACTAAGTGCTGTAGCACCTGTAACCGTCAGAGTACCACCTAGTGATCCATTGCCGAATGCAGACAATCCGCCTGCCAGCCATAGGTCTTGGAAGCGTGTAGAAGGCTCACCAAGGTCTACTGTGTTAGTAGCTTCAGGTATAATCTTGTTGGCTGTTTGAACCTGTACCAGTTCACGCCATACCGCTGCGTTGGATGTATTACCTACACAGATAAAGACACGGCCTGTTGTGGTGTTCTCCCACATGGAGCCAGGGGCGTAGCCATTTCCTGCATCGTCTGTAGCCAGAGGGTTTGTTGTAGCAACAAAGTTATTCTTGCCACCAATACCACCATGTACGGCAGGAAGGTATCCACTGACGGATGTAGCTAGATCAATCTTAGGCGCATTGCCTGTAGATCCATCGTGGCTGTGACCTGTAGCGCCATTAAACGCTGCAGTAATTTGGTTAAATTCCGCATTAACTGGCGGTGCAGTGATATCTGCCCCGTTAATAATGTCAGCAATACTTTGGCGTGTGTAACCTGCCATTGTCTATCTTCTCCCTGCAACGGAATGTTCAAATACGATACCTTGGATAGAGAACGGTTCCGTCTGTCCTACGGTCACGTAGGTAGCCCGAACTGAAAATCCTGAACCTTGTACATCTGAAGTCATAACTGGCTTAGATGAGCCGCCATAAAGTACATTGGGTGATCCGTAGGTAATAGAACGACCACCATAAACTGTAGGACCACCTTGGCTTGCTTGCGTGTATGTTGAAGGCCTTGCGGTGTTGTAGTCACCCCAATCAAACGCCAAGGAAAGGTTCATTTCCATAGGGCCTTCGGCACGTACAAATGTGTTAATTTTACGAATATACTTTCGTTCTTCGGTCTCCCCGAAGTCTAGATACGGAGTAGAATAAATACCTACGATGTCTTCGCCATTAAAGGATGTGCCTTTTTCCTGGCGATAGATCTTACCGTCGTAGTCTCCGTGTAGAACAAACTCTTCGGTTCCGATGTATTCAGAAGCTGTACATGAAGCACGGATGCCGACAAGCTCCCCAAACTCCCAACTTATGCCGCCTTGACTATCGGTAAGACCACCAATCATGCCAAAGCTACTAGGAACGTCTACGCTGTCGTCTCCGACAAAGTATCTAACCTGGGACTTAGATCTAATAACAACACCTGTAAGAGTGCTTAGATCACGGTTACGAATAACGTCTACAAGAGTTGCTTGTATGGATTTAGAAATTGTTTCGAGTTCAACGTCGCCAATACGGGATGTACCCGCAACAGGACGGAAGCCATCGGGTGCTAAGAATATTAGGTCACCTCCAATTTCCAGTACACTGTCTGCTGCAACACAACCTACGTTAGCTGTAACTTGTGCTAAAACAAAACCACTTGTTAAGTCAGCTATTACTTTCTTGATACCATTATTACCAAAAACAAATAAATTATCACGGAAGGGTTTAATCTGAACAACATCAAAACCAACAGCTATTTGCCCAGCGCCGTTTGCTACGGTAAAATCATAAGGGTCACGAGGAGCAGAGTGTGCTACCGCCGCCTGTGCCGTGCGATCTCCAGATAAGAATAAGTGGTTTTCAAATACGTCTACAAGAGAAGGGGCGTTTAGACACTGATCCCCGCCACCCGTTTGGCTAGTATGACCAGAGTCACTTGGGCTAGTTCCTGCTCCAGATGAAGTAAGCTGCTCCCAATGAGATCCATCAAAGACAATGGCAGGATTAACGCCGTCTACAAAACAAATATTGTTTCCTGAGCCAAAATTAAATGTAACATGCCGAAGCGTGTCTACTGTCCTAACACCATCAGTAGTGTTTCGGGTCACGCCATGATCTAGAGTATACTTTCTCCAGCCTATTAGTGGCGTGTAGTGGTAGAAGCTGTATGTTGTAGCGCCTACGTCTTTTCTAGCAGCAATTATTTTAGTGGTATTTGTAACGTCATCTTTAAAGATAGCTACCCCTAGAACCTTACCTTCGGCAGATCCTGGGTTATCCACATCATCCACTTCAGGATAAGAGCTTGAGAAAGCTTCGTAACCTTCAATCCTACGATAACCACCATACAAAGACGGCTCATAGTTTACCAACCGTGTTGCAGCGCCTGCAGCATTGTCTGATAGATCTAGATGGTTTTCGTTAGAGTTAAGGCCACCTCCGCAGATGACCTTGTAACTCTCAATACGGTCAGGCATTAAAACCTCACTCTAGTGTCTGAGATGTACTCAAAGTTGTTAATGTACAAAGACTGTAAATTTTTAATCCCACGCTCAAATGTCATAAACGCAGCCTGGGAACTTTCGATATTATCTTTGAACATATAAAGGTGATACAAAGCGCCATCGATGATGACGGTATCAAAGCTTTCAGGAATACGAGTTACATCGTCGTGGTTAATTAAATCTGAATAATTTTGGTAATATCTAAAGCGAATTGAGTAGGCTTTATCAGGAGATGGCGTAACGCCAAAACCATTACCATGACCCTGGAAGACCATCTCTGGAACCCCACGCCCTGCGCTACCTGCTTCGTAGTCTGCGTCACGATGCTGCGAGTACCAGGTGTCACGATCAATAGGCTTCAAAGCTTTGTAGCCGACGCCTAACGCTTCATTCTTTTGTAATTGGAAGCTATTCCAATCGGAAACTTTAAAATAGGTGGGCCAGGTGTATTCACTCTGCCCAACAACAAGCGTTTCTGTGTGTTCTGCCGCATTAAAGGGCCACTCATACTCTGCTTGATTAACTTGTGCGATAGAAGCCTTAACAGCATCTTTAACAAGCGCCTGAACGCCACGCACGTTTGGGAAGTCACCTACAGCAATCTCAACTTCGTTGAGACGGCGCAATACTTGGTTGCAAAGATCTATGTACGTAGATGGCATTTTAAACCCCTAGAAAGTGGTAAGGGGGCAAGTTGCCCTGCCCCCGCTTAACCATTAGGCCAAGTTGTAGTTTGCGGTGATAAGTCCTTCTGGGCGAAGGATTTTTCTCCCATAGAGCTGCATGCCCCGAACGATGTCTGCGAAGGTATCTGGTGAGCGGAAGCTCTCAGTTTTCGCAATTTGGTCAGCTACTGCTACGGAGGAATCGTGACCAGCTACAATAACACCGTAGTTGGCTTCAGAACCTGCAGAGGCAGATGTGCCTGCACCAGTACCTTCGTAAGGAAGGTTGTTTGATGTATACACACGGAAGCCACGGATGGTGCCTGGAAGACGACCATTGCGTACTTCTGCATCGCCACCGAAGTCAGCGTTGACCAGCTTCGCATCTTCATCCATCAGGATTTCTTTGAAGACAGGGTCTACAACGATCCAGCGACCGTCTGTGTCTACGTTAGCTGCGTCCATCAAACGAGCCATACGGTTCATCACTGCCAAAGGCGAAGTGATTGCACCAGCACCGCCACCCGCTGCAACAGGGATAGACGTTACTTCGGCTTCACCACCGATATCAGAACCACCGAAGGCTGTGATGTCGAGTTGGTTTGCGTCCAGAAGTTCGTCTGCACCTGCGGCTGCGTTAGACTTAGTGCCTGCTGATGCTGTACGACGTACCCATGCAGAACCGTTCCATGTCCAACCAGACATATAACCAAGAACGTCTTGGTCAAATGCATCACGCAGTTTGAAACCCGCACGGTCTGTTGCCAGATCGATGAAGTTTACGTGTGAGTGTGCTTCTTCAATGTCGTCGAGTGCGAACTGAAAGTAGTTGGCCTGATCAACGATCATTGTGAAATCAGCATCTGTGATATCTTGTGTCGCAAGCGTTGTGCCACGAGCATAAGAATTGATAGTGATCTCTGGCTCTTTAATAATTTTAACACTGTCGCCCATGTTGGCGATCTCGCCCGCATAGTCTGTGTTAGTGATATCTTCCACTACGGAAGAGTTACGGAAAGCCTTTTGGACTTTCTTAGAATAGATTACGGGCGAGAAATTGCCGTTGGGCAGGTTGCCGTAACCGTTTGCTACTGGAAATGCCATTTTGTTTCTCCTTTGTGAAATGGCTGGAAGCTTTCGCTTCGGACAGAACACAGAAGATAACAGTTGAGTGGCAGTACTAATGTTAGGGTGCGTATACACTGCCGTATATACGGGCCTAATCGTACTGGTGGACTTATTGTCTCATTTCTTCTGGATAAAAGGATTTCGAGGGGTAGTCTTAATAGAGGCCCTAGATCCTGTTAGAGATTGAAGAAACAATCTCATCTCAGCTTTTAATTAAAAAGCTCAGAAAAGGTTGTTCATTACAATAATTATAACACTTTTAAAGCCAACAGTAAATGGTCTTTATATCTACTGTTGGCCTTTTGTTTAACGTGCTGCGCCAGAAACGTCGTACACAAATGAATTTGTACGCATAGCTTCTAGAATAGCCTCTTCGTTCTTTTCGTATTCACGATCAGACATAGCCTGTACTTGGCTTTCTGAGAACTTAGCACGACCGCCTGTGGGTGTTGGGCTTGTAGGGGATGTTCGCCCTACAGACTGTGCCGCAGACTTAGAGGTGTTTCGCTTCTTACCCTTATCAGCTTTATACAGATCAATCGCACGAGAGGCTGCTACAGCGTCAGTGTTATTCTTGTACAAAGCATCTTGAATGTAAGTAGGCTGCAAAGCGACCCATTCATGAAAGGCTGCATCCTGTCGGATTTCCCCAAAGTCTGGATGCATTTTCATAAGATGCTGTTCAGCTTCTTTACGATTAAGCTTAGTCTCTAGGTTTTTAAGATGGCCTAAACGCTTCTCACCTTCTTCAAGTGCTTCGTTTGCCCGCTTACGTGCGATAGTATCTACGATCTTTGCAACATCGGGATACTTCTGGGACCACTTATCAATCTCTTCGTCAGTCTTTGGAAACTTAATCTGACCTTTGGCTGCTGTTTCTAGCTGCTTTTTAAGGTTTTCTAGTTCCTGATCCTTCTGAAGCATTTGCTGTTGAGTGTGCCGCCGCAAATCGCCGTAGCGTTTTTTAAAGGAAGCTTCTTCGCCATCCTTTGGTTCAGGTCCGTCTTGAGCCACTTGCTGCTCTTTAGACAGTTCTTCACTGTAAGACAGATCTGTATCTGCCTCTTCCATACGTTTATATCGTGCCATGATTTTTCCTTGGGGGCCGTATACGGGTAGCCCAATAATTTAGGAGATGAAGGCCACTTTCGGCTTTTTCACCATCCCATACGACGAAGTCTTTGTGCCGTATTCACTGTCCTGATAATCTTCAGTTTCATTGACTTCGGGTTCTTCTTCAGAAACCTCCACAGATGCTACCTCCACTTCATTCCCTTCAGGGGTTTCGGTAGCTTCTTCTGCCTCGTCCACTTCACCGTCAGTTTCCTGATCAGTATACTTGATAAGCCCCATTCCATACATTCCCATGAGGCCCATCTTAGCTTCGGCTTCCATATCCATGATATGTTTTAGGCCGTGCCACTTAACTACATCTGCAGGGAGAACGTACTCACCTTCAGAAATCATAATTTCAATATCGTCACGGACGTTTTCAGCCGTGCTACCAATAGGAATTTCATTACCTGAAACAGGATCAACCATTAGGCCTTCGTCCATTCCGCAAGGCATTCCACCGTGTGCGTATTTTTCATCCTGCTCTGGATCATCCGCCATGGCTTTCTGCACAGCTTCGCCACGAGCCTTTTCGTAAGATGACAACGAGCCATCATCATTAAGGTCCGCTTTGTTATCATCCATTTGGAATTTCTTATTAGCCATGTCTTCACCTTCCTGTGTCCCAATGCCTTTTCGAGCAACAGCTAAACCGCCCAGCGACATACCAGAGCCTTCGTCTTCATCAGTAGGTATTCCTAGAAAACCGTACACGCTGTCTCTTGCGCCTGCTGCGTAATCGATCATGTCTTGCTTGCGGTCAGCTAATGTAATTTCAGAACCATCTTGCTTAGAATAAGTTCCGCTTTCACCCGTGAAGAACTCTTCATCCGTAATATCAAAGTTTAAAATGTTATCAGACCGCCACTTTGCGTAACTGTCAGCGGTATCTATGTCTTCAAAGACAGGCAGCTTTTCACCTGTATATAAATCATAAGGGCCGTCTTTTTCATACTGATCTAGCAGGTCATCTATTTTGTAAGGACCGCCTGTCTCAGGATCGATAGTAGGCGTTACAATGTAGCCATCACCGTATTCAAACGTACCCGTCTTCTCTGAGTAGGGTTCGTAATCGTCTTCGCTTTTCCATAACGGCTTACCGTTTCGTGTCTTAACACCCGCAACTTTTGTTCTATTGCCAGCCATTATTCTGCTCCTTTTAGTACTTCGTCACGAAGCGTCTTAAAGCGACGAAGTTCCGCAATAGCGCCTTGGATTTCTAAAATGCGGTGAGGGTCTTTTTCTTTCTCAAGATGATCACGATGCATCTCAATACGAGCAAGGGCGTACTCTTGAAGTTTGTCTAAGTTCGCCTTGTCGTTAGCCAGTAGTAAAAGACTACGATAAAATTCTTTATCCATTACTGAGGTGGTACTCCTGCGGGCGGCTGCTGTGGCGCTGGTTGCTGTCCACCATTGTCTCCGCCACCTGCACCCGTAAATCCTTCAGCACCTGGCTCTGGGGCCGATCCTGGGGCGATATTACCGCCACCATTGCCTGTAGGGTCTTCTGGGTTAGGCGCACCGCCTTCAGCGCCCTCTTGAGGGGCCTGTGGCTGCTGTGGCATCATTGCTTGAATGTCTGCCATCATCTTAGCCTGTAGAATGGCTTCTCGTTGGTCATTGAGGATCTTATCTTCATCAAGATCCATAGACGCAGCAAGCTCACGCAGGACATAATCGTATTTAACAAATGG